GGGCAGCAGCTCGCCGGCCACGGTGGTGGCGAAGGCCTGGCCGGAGAGCTGGATTTTCTTGAGGTTGTCGTTGAAGTCGGCGGCTTGGGCGGCCAGGCCGCCGCTGAAGACCACGCCCAGGCGCTCGGCCTCGGTGCGCAGTTCTTCCATGCCGGCGCTGCCCTTGTTGAGCAGCGGGATCATGTCGGCGCCGGACTTGCCGAACAGCTCGATGGCCAGGGCGGCTTTTTCGGGGCCGTCGCGGAAGGATGCGAATTTGCTGGCGATGTCGCCCAGCACGGCGTCAGATCCGCGCAGGCTGCCGTCGAGGTTCTTGAAGGCCACGCCGATGGCCTGGAAGGCGGCTGCCTGCTCTTTGCCACCGCCGGCCGCCGCGGCCATGTTGACGCTGAGCTTGCGGATGCCGGTGGCCAGGGCTTCGACCGGGGTGCCGACCACTTCGCCGGCGTACTTGAGGGCGGACAGGGCCTCGGTGGCGATGCCGGTTTTTTCGGCCAGGTCGTCGAGCTGGTCGAGCATGTCAACGCTGCCGCGCAGCGCGCTGACGCTGAGCGCGCCGGCGGCGACGCCACCCAGCACGCCAAAGGCCGCGCCCAGGGCGCCGACGCCGTTGACGGCATCCTTGGCCTGGCTGGCGAGGCCCGCCAGGTTGTTTTTGACCGCGCCGAAGGGGCCGGCGGTTTTGTCTTCGGCGGTGAGGACGATCTTGACGTCGTTGGTGGCCATCACGCTGCCTTATGGGGTGGTTTGCTCGCGCTGCTCGGCCCAGGCTTCGAGCGTGGCGGCTTCGCAGGCCTGAATGCCGGCGAAGAGGCGGCGCCGCTTGGCGCCACGGATGCCTTGAAGGTCAAACCAGGCGCGCACGCCCGCGTAATCGAGCCCTGTGCGCCCGCCCATGCCTTCGCGCCACTGGGTGCGCACGGCTTGCCAGGCCTGCCAGGCCGGCACGTTGCATGGCCACAAATACAGCGTGCGCGGCGCCGGGCCGGCGCCACCCAGCAGCCCGGCGCTGGCGAGGGCTTGCGATAGCGGGCTGCCGGGTGGTGGGGTGTCATGTTGGCGTTCGGGCGGTTGGGCGGCGATTTCGCGGGCGAGCGCGGCTAGTTTTTTTCCTTCACCGCGACTTCGGCGCCGTAGGTCTTGAACATGAGCGAGGCCAGGCCGGGCACTTTGCACAGCTTGCGCAGGCCGTCGGGCGTGAATTCGACCGGGGCGCCGGAGCCGTCGCGCACGCCGTCCCAGCCGGTGACAACGCGGGCGAGGAAGTCGCTGAAGGTGACGCTGGTTTCGGATTCGAGCGCCTCTTTGTAGGCATCGACGTCCAGGCGGTGGGCGATGAGGTCGAAGCTGGCGGGCTTTTCAGTGCCCGCGGCGTCTTTGGTGGCAAAGCGCACGGTGAAGCGCACCGTGTCGCTGATTTCGATGTTGAAGGCCAAAATATCCCCCGATGATGTGAAAGCGCCCCGATCAGGGGGCGCGCAGAGATGCAGGCTCGGGGCAAACCTGACGCGGCCTGAAGCCGCCCTGCGCGCCGATGCGATGCGGCCCTGAAGGATCAGGCGCCGTAGCCGACCATGCGGCCGTCCAGGCTGATGGCGGCCTTGACCTTGAGCGCGTTGCCCTTGGTGATTTCGACCATCTCGCTGGCGATCAGGTTGCCGTAGCCGTACAGGCGGCCACCGCCGGGCACGACGATCTTGATGGCCACCTTGGTGAAGGTGCGCGTCAGCGCCAGCATGGCCTGCCAGGTGGCGTTGGTGGCGTCGTAACCGAGGCCGATGTCGATGCTCATGGCCTCGAAGCCGATGGGGGTCTTGATGTCGTTGCGCCGGCCCAAGGGCGAGACGGTGCCGTACTTGGGGCCGCCGCCCGTGGAGCTGATGTCGAGGATCTGCGGCACCTCCACCCAGCTGCTGACTTTTTGCGTGGTGCCGGTGCCGGTGCCCGCCGGGTAGTAGGTGGTGCTGGTGGAATCCAGGCCGACGAGCTGGAAGGTGTCGGCCGATTGCTGGTCGATCTCCCAGATGGTGTCGGCGGCGTCTTCCCAGCCGGAGTTGAACAGCACGGGGTCCAGATCGGTGTAGCCGTGCGACGTGGACGTGGCCACGGCCGGCGAGGCGTTGGTGACGGCGCTGACGGTCTTGGCGCCGGCAAACGTGCTGCTGTAGTAGATCTTGGAGCCTTCGGGGTAGTAGTAGGCCATGGTGGTGTGTCCTCGGGTTGCTGGGTGGAAGTTGAGGGTGGTTACGCGGCGGCGTCGGGCACGCCCGACACGGTGTGGTAGGTGGCCTGCCAGCTCTGGCGGACTTCGGCGATGATTTCTTTGCCCGAGCCGGTGACGCTGGGGTCGGTGGACTGCAGCAGGATGGGCGCCTTGGCCAGGCCGCCCAGGCGGGCGGTGGTTTCGCTGGCGTACAAGGCGGCCTCGGCCTGCCCGGCCAGGGCGCGCGAGGCGGCGGCGGCGCCGGCGCCGGTGGTGACGGCGATGAGGTCGAACTGCAGCGTGCGGCTTTGCGCGAACGGGAAGCCCATACCAAAAGCTTCGATCTGCTCGGGCCCGCAGGTGATGACGAGGGCGGGCAGCATGGCGGCGGTGAGCTCGTCAGGGTGGTCGACATACACGCGGGCCCCGGCGGCCGTGCTGGCGGCCACCAGCGTGGCGGCGACGGCGGCGAGGATTTGCTGGGTGATGTGGGCGGCCATGGTGCTACGCCTCGCGCAGGGTGAGGGTGGTGATGCCGGTGCCGTCAGGGCGGGCGCTGGCCACGCTGTAGGCGGTTCCGGCGATGGTGATGCCGCTGTCCCACGTCAAATCGGCCACGTCGGCGGTTTTGCATTGCGCCTGTGGCGATGTGTCGCCCACCAGGCCGCCGAGCTGCAGGCCATAGGCCGAATCGAAGATCACGTCAAACTCAACGATTTGTCCGTGCGCGGTGTAGGCGCTGGCGGCTGCGTTGCTGACGTGCTTGAACACCGCCTGATTGAGGCGGGTTTCAAGGGCTGCGAAGGGCTGCGGCATGGCGGGTGGCTGCGTAGGTGCGGCGCATCAGGGCTTATCAGGCCTTGGTGCCAGGCACGCCGGTGAGGTACACGTCAAAGGAGGTGACGCCGTTGCCGGCCGCCTCCCAGGCGCAGGCGGCGGCGCCGCTGATGTCGCCCGTGGCGGGGGTGGCTGCGTTGTCGTCGAACTTTCCGGCTGACACGTCCCAGACGAGGGATTCGCCCTGCGCGATCACGGCGCCGGAAACCTTCGGCACGGTGAACACGCCGCGCGTGGCGACGCTGCCGGTGGCGCCGTTGGCGATGTCGTTTATGGCGACGCCGATGATGTTGCCGATGACAACAACGTCGCCAGCGGAGATGTTGGCGCCTGCGGTGTAGTCGATGACGTTGCCGGCCTGGACTGCGTTGGTGCTCATGATGATGATCCTGTTCTGGGTGGTGGTTTGGTTGGCCGGCGGTGAGGCCGGCCGGGTGTCATCAGGCGGTGGCTTTCAGCAGGCCGCGGTAGTCCACGGCCTTGGCGGCGAAGTCGAGGCGGCACTTGTAGGACACGCCATCGGTTTCAAAGCCGACCTCGGACTCGATCACCGGGCCTTCGGCGCCGTCGAGGTAGCAGTACTCGACCGTATCGACCTGGGCGCTGGATGCGGCCAGATACCAGGCGCTGGTGCTGTTGGCATCCAGCACAGGCTCGACCACCGGCGTGACGGCGGTGCGGCCACCGGCGCGGAACTCGTTGATCTCGGCCTTGGTGCTGGGCACGTAGTTGGCGCTGGTGAGGTTGTAGGCCGTCTGCTCCAGCGTGGCGGGCACGATGAGGAAGGCGGGCGCCAGGTTGAGCTCTTCGGACTGCAGGCCCTTTTGCAGGCGCATGGCCGTGCGGCCGGCGCCCAGCGTGGCGATGGCCAGGGCGCTGGAGGTGATGAGGTTGCTGTGGTTGGCGTGGAACAGCGCGGTGCCGTCGGCCAGCGCGGCGTTGGCCGTGAGCTGGCTGTACACGGTGCGGTTTTCCAGCCGGCGGGCCGCGAAGCCGAAGGCGGTGACAAGGCGCTCAAAAGCGCGCAGGTCGTCGTTGATGATGGCCTGGCGGGTGAGCGTGACGATGCGACCGTAGGTGAGCACGGCATACGTCTCGGCGCCGTCGCTCATGCTGCCGTACTTGAACTCGCCGGCTTCGTTGGTCTGCAGCAGATCCGGGGCGCCGGCCAGTTGCACGACGTTCATGGATTTGAAATCTGGCGCGTTGGGTGCGCGGCGGGCCCAAAGGGCGTAGGTGCCGGCGTTCTCGTCATACGCGGCACGCAGGCGCTTGTTGGCCACGTTGGCGAACAGGCTGGAGAAGTCGCTGGTGCCCATCATGCCGCCGCTGCGGAAGTGCAGCATGCGCGAGGCCAGCGTCAGGCGGTCCATGCCTTCGGTGCGCTGACCATGGGCTTCCAGGAAGGAGCGGCCCATTTCCAGCAGGCTCATGCCGCGGAAGCGGCGGCCGTTGTCGTCGAGCTGCGTGCCGACGCTGACGCGGTGCAGGATGGCCTGCTCGATGCCGGCCAGGCGCACTTGCATTTCGTCCTGCACGGTTTCGATGCGCGGGGTGACGTTGCGGTGGCCACCCGAGGCGGCGTCGCGCCGGGCGAGCTCGGCCAGGACCTGCAGGCCGGCGTCGGCGGTGCTGGTGCCGGCGCGGATCATGCCGGCGGCGAGCTGCGGCACGCCGTGGCGGGCGCACAGGTCGGCGATGTCGGCGGCGCGGGTGTCGGTGGCGGGCGCGGCGGGTTGCGTGGGTTGTGCCGGCGCGGTGGTGCCGCCTGCGGCGATGGTTTCGTCAGACATGGAGCGTCCTTTTTCAGTTGGGGTTTCGGCGGTTGCGCCCACCGTGGGCGTTTGCTGGGATGCGGCAGGCTGGGTGGCCTGCTGCGGGATGAATGCGCACTCGGAACCGCGCTCGGCGCTGGTGGCGGCGCGGGTTCCGGTGGCGGCATCGAACGGGATGGGGACGAAGCTGAGTTCGGCGGGCTGCCAGTCCACAGCGCGGTACAGCGGCAGGGTGCCGCCGTCGGGGCGGTTGGCGGCGCTGATGATTTCGTACTTGCGGACGTTGTAGCCGACGCTGATGTTTTTGATGATGCCGGTTTCGATGTCGCGCACCAGGCCTGCGATGTCTTCGCGGTCGGACAGGCGCACGGTGGCGCGGCCTTCGGTGCCGTCGATCCAGGCGCGCTCGACAACGCCAATGACGTTTTCCAGCTCGTAGGCGTCGTGCGTGTTGAGCACGGGGGCCTGGCCGTTGTTCAGCCGGGATAGGTCCACCGCTTCGCTGCTGACGACAAGCTCCTCCTCGTAAGCCTGGCCGGTCCAGAAGTCGAAGCGCCGGCCGCGGGCGCCGGTGGTCCAGACGACTTCAACGCTGCGGGTTTGCGCGTTGTAGGTGGACGGTGCGATGGTGGCGGCGCGCTGCTGCGTTGGGAGGAAGCGAGTCTGTTGCGTTTGCGTCATGCGGCGAATGATTCGCCTTTGCCTGTCTCATTTTCAGGAAAATTGAGACGATTTATGCGGGGGTCTTTGGCGCAGGCGTAGCCGGGGCCTGGCCGGTCTGGATTTGCAGCATGATGTCGAGGGTGCCGTCGGCGCGCAAGCGATCGAAATCGCGTTTGAGTTCATCGAACACCAGCTCGGGTTTGTAGCCGCGCTTGCGCAGCTTTTCGCTGATGGTGGTGAGGCCGCCGGAGATTTCGGCCAGGTCGGCCTTCACATCCTGCTCGGGGTTGACGTAGTCCCACTTGGGGGTGGACCAGTCCACAGCAGTGTCGCCCGGGCGCACTTTGCCGGCCAGCGCTGCGGCTTCGATGAATGCTTGCCAGATGGGCTGGCACAGGCGGGGAATCAGAGTGAGCCACTGCATGGCTTCGGCGTTGCGGCGGAACTCCAACATGCTGACGCGGGCGCTGCTGAAATTGACCTCGCGCACGTCGCCGGTCATCATTTCGTAGGTGATGCCCATGCCGGCGGCGATGAGGTGCAGCTGGTACTTCACATAGTCCACGTAGCCGCCTGCGGCCTTGGGCTCCACCACCGTGAGGTTGACGCCGGTGGGCACCTGGGTGATGCCGCCGCTGGCCAGGGTGCCGAGCTCGCCGGTTTGTTTGACGGTGTCCTGATCCTGGCTTTCGCTCAGGCTCATGGCGGAGGCGTCGCCGCTGGCCAGCACACTGAGGCGCGTTTCGAGGTTCTTGCGCTGCAGCTCGGCGTCTTCGTACAGCTGCACATCGCGCACGCGGGCGATGACGGGCGCCAGGCGTGTGAAGCCGCGGCCCTGCCCTGGGCGCTGGGGGTTGAACAGGTGAATGATGCGTTCGGCCGGCACGGGGTAGCTGGCGGCCTTGGCGCGGCGGCCGGAGACCAGCTCGCCGGGGTGTTGGTCCCACAGCCAGTAGGCGACGATCTTGCCCAGCACGTCGTATTCGACGCCGTTCATGATGGTGTTGGGGCCGTTGGCGCCCATCTTGCTGCTGTCGAGCCAGTCGATTTCGAGCACCTGGATCTGCAGCGGCACGGGCAGGCCGTCTTCAAGGCGGCGGGCGCGCAGGCGGATGAGTACCTCGCCGTCTTGCTCCATGGCGCGGTAGGCCATGGCCTGCAGGCCGTAGAGGTCGGACTTGCCATCGGCGTCGGCAACCTTGGCCCATTCGGCCCAGAGGGCGTCGATCTTGTCGCCGTTGCGTGCCAGGCTGCGCGGGGTGATGCCGGTGCCGATGGTGTTGGCCACCAGGCTTTCGAGCCCGCGCGCAATGTAGGGCACGTTTTGCACCAATGCGCGGGCGCGGGTGCGCAGGATGGCGCCGTCGGCCAGGTGGTCGGTGTTGGCGCTGGCGCCTGCGCGGCGGGGGCGCCAGCCGTCTTTCTGGCTGGCGCCTTCGTAGGCGCGGGTGAGCATTTCACGGGCGCGCAGGCGTCGCATGCCGGCGTTGGGGTTGATGGCGCCGATGAAGCGGTCGATCAGGGTGGTGGCAAGGCTGGCCATGGTGATCAGTCTCCCCGGGCGGTGGTGAAGCGCACGGCAAACGTGCCGCGGCGCACGCTGCTGCTGGTGGGCGCGGCGGCGCCGGCCAGCTCGGCGGCGATGTCGTCGCGGGCCTTGCGCAGTTCGTCCACGCTGCGGTAGACGACCTTGCGGCCGCCTACTTCGACGGATTGCTCGCCGCTGGCGATGGCGGCCTTGATGGCGTCGAGGTCCGCCTGGGTGTGGGCCATGTGTTACCTGCCTTGCTGTCTGGGTTGGGTGCCGTGTCGGATGGGCACGGTATCAGTTGGGTTGTCTCATTTCCCGGAAATTTGAGACGGTTTAGGACGCCCGGGTTGTTTGAGCACCCGGTACACCGTGGCGCGGCTGATCTGCAGGCGGCGCGCGACCTCGGTGGCGTTGCGGCCGTTGAACAGGGCCAGCACCTGAGTGACGAGCTGCTGGCGCGCAGTGGGTGGGCGCGCGGCGATGTAGCATTCCTCGCCCCTGAATTCTGCCCGCACGGCGGTCTTGGTGGCCGCGATTTTTTCAGGCGGCTGACCGGCGATCTGCGGGAATTCGGCCAGCAGGTAGTCGAAGATGCGGTCGACCAGGTCGGGCTCGGCGCGGATGAGGTCTTTGAGGGCGGGCGGGTTTGTCATGGCGGTGGAGTGCAAGGCGTTACCAATCTCGGCTAAAGGGGCGCGCGGCCTTTGGCGTGGGC